TCTTGAAGCTTCGCCGTCGTTTGAAATATTATAAACCCCATAAGGGCGGGTGTTTAAAAGCTCAATCAACCCTTTTGAAAAATCAACCGTATATGTAGGAGAGCCCGTTTCGTCGCTCGCCGCTTTAAGCAAGGGATTATTTAACTGCAGGAGCATTTTTTTAACAAAATTGTTTCCGTTTTTTCCAAAAAGCCAGGATGTTCTAATTATATAAAATTTTTCGCAGTTTTTTAATATCTCTTCTTCGGCTAATGATTTTGTTAATCCATAGTAATTAAGAGGACTTTTAGGGTCAGAAGGCAAATATTTTTCTTTCTTTTTTCTTGCTTATTTAGAAATTTATATTTACGTTTGTCTTGCAATTTATACTTGCACTTATATTATGACTTATTATTGTACTTATATGAATACTAAGCATCTTAAGAAAGGTACTGCTGTTGTTGACAGCAATAGTAGTAATAGACGTAATAGCCTTCAATTAACTCCCCGTAAAGGGAGAGATACATACAGTATTACTCCTGCCACTAATATTTGACTTATGATATACATTAAATCTGACAAAGCACCTTATGGTGTTCAACTTCCAACAAGTATTTCGGAAGTTACAGCTGAAGCTCTTACTGCAATTACTGACGGTATTAAACTGCCAAAGTATCATTGTATTGTAGCTTTATGTTTTAAGACTAAACTTAGTACATTTGCCATTGCTGTTAGCAATAAGCGTAGCAGTGAGATTAACGTTGTACCTGTGCTTGCAAAGATTGCTGATGAAGACAGCAAGAATCTGAATGCTGTTGTTGGCGATAGTCTTATTGTTGACCGAAGCGCACTTGAACGTGGCTCGCACATTAATTGTGCAACTGTTGCAAGTTCTAATGCTTTCAGAAACTATCTGAATAACGACAATGCAATGGTTAGTGCTATTGTTACCAATAAAGGTTCTGAATATGGTATTGATTCTAATTCTCCTATCATTGTTATGGAGTTTAAGATAATACCTGTATCTGAAATTCGAGCAGCTGTTAGCATTAAACTTACTAATAAAGATCCTTATAAAGTTATTGAAGGAGGTAGCTGCTGACACATCATGTCCCTCTACGGGGAGTCTCATCGTGCGAAGCACGATGTTTCTAATAGTACAACTATGGCAAATATAGACAACAATATTCAACAGTATTTTGATGACATTAATAATGTTGAATTAACAAGTCATGAAGATTATAAACTTTATAAAATAGCTGATGTTGTAGCTTCTATGAATTTGAAAGAAGAAGAAGAAAAACTTATGTTTGATATTATTAATGATTTAGAAAAATTTGCTACTGCAAATATAAAAATGGATAAAGTTGTTTCTATTCCTTATATGGGTTGTATTAGAAATAATATGATATTGAGGGATATGAGGAATAATCAAAGTATTAAAATTGCACGTAAAGTTATGGATAGTGCAGACTTTAAAAAATTTGCTGCTGAAACATATCAGCTTATTGCTGAAAAACATTTTAAATCGGATGACCAAAGAATTATTGAAGAAAAGGTTAAATCTACTTTACGTAAACAATATGAAATGTTATTTAATAAGTTTGGTTCTATATATACTACTGTATGGATTAAAACTCTAACTCATTTTAAAGGTATTGAATTTGACCAAGAATGGGAAGATAAATATCAAGAGCTTAAAAGTTTAGATAAAAACAAATGACTATATGGCAAATGTTGTAATAGAAAAGATGTTAACTATAGATGAAACTGGTATGCCAGTTGCACCTACTGTCAGACAATTACAAGATAAAGATGTTGCATTATTATGGATGAGAGATAGTAGTAAAGATAAACATAAATATATTGCTGAAGTTGGTGTTATTTATTATTTAGGAGACCCTAAAAGTCCTGCTAAACAACAAGGACTTAGCGATAGGGAATCTTTAAAAATGGCTATTGAAAATTATAATCTTCCTAAAAATTATGTTCCAGATAGTCTTGTTAAGAAACTTATCGATAAGTATTATCGAGAAAATATTACAGAAGCAGGTGTTGCTTTAGAAGCATTAGAGAAATCTGTACATCTTGTATCTTTAGCTGCTGTTAAAATTAATGATATATTAAATACGAAACTTCAAAATACACTTGTTGATGATGATATTAATTCAATTCTTGTTTTAATGGATTCTGTTAGCAAACGTGTTTCTGAAATTCCGTCTTTAACTAAATCATTAGGTACTGCTTACGAAAATCTTAGAAACGAAGAAGAAGAAAAATTAGCACGTGGTGGAAAGCAAATACTTTCTTCTATGGATGCTGATGAACCTAATTTGTAATATGTTGCAATTACGTGACTTTAGATATAATGATGTTCGTCTTGTATTTAAAGAAGATGGACATAAATATACTGATACTTTAGGTAATGAATATAAATCTACTACTACTTTGATTCATGATTATAAACCTGCGTTTGATAAAGAATATTGGTTAAATAAAAAATCTAAGGAATTAGGAATTAGTAAAAAGCGTCTTGCTGCTCAATGGCAAACTATCACTGATGAAGCCTGCACTAGAGGTACTAAAACACATGAAGGCCTTGAAAATGGCATTAAAGATTCTTCTATGTTTAAGGAAGCTATCAAATATATGATTAAGCCTAACGGTGAAATGATTACTGTTGCAGATATTCCTAATATAGATATGAATGTTCATCAAATGACTGTTAAAGATTTTATAGATATTACAGAAAATAAATATCCTAAAGTTAATGAAATTTTTACATATTACACAAATGCAGGTTATAAAATATATTCTGAAATTGGAGCTTTTCTTATAGACCCTCTTGTTAGTGGATGTATTGATGTACTTTGTATTAGAGACGACCAATTTGTTATTGGTGATTGGAAAACTAATAGAGGAGGTGTAAAATTTGAAAGTGGATATTATAAGAAAGATAAGAATCAAAAACCTGCTCAACAAACTAAAGAGTGGGTTACTAAACATGATAAGTTGCTTCCGCCTGTTAATCATCTTCCTGATTGCAATGGTAGTTTATATAATCTACAGCTTTCTATATATGCCTTTATGGTGGAATCTATTCTTGGTATTCCTAATGCTGGTCTTTGGCTTTGTCATATTGATTCTGATTTTGTACTAAATGAATATGGAATGCCTAAAAGATTTCCAGACGGTTTATATCATGTTAAAAAGAATCCTATTGAAACTACTACTATCCATAAAATGAAATATCTTAAAAAAGAAGTTATTAACATTTTAGAAGATAGACGAAAAATAATAAGTGCTTCTAAAATTAGAAGTAAAGATTTATTTGAATAATGAAAATAGTATTTGCAATATTTGTTGTATTTGGAATTGTAGCCTGCAATAAACTCCCCGTAAAGGAAGAGATTATTGTTAAGGACACAGTTGTAGATACTACTAAAGCTGTAACAGATAGTGTTATAATTCGACAAGCCCACCAATTACGTCTTTACCAAAACGAGCTATCTGTTGTTTATGATAGCCTTAACGCTGTCAGAGATACTCTTGATAGTGTTAGGGCTATTTTTAATGTTGAACATTCTGAATTATTTGTTGCTAAATATAAATTACAAAGAATACAGAAGTATTGTGATATTGCTAAAAAAAGTAATAATAGTAAATATTTAAGAGGGTGGATATTAAGAACTTTAAAAGACTAATATTATGGCAAACTTTAAAAAAGAATATGAGAAAGTAATTAAAGCTGAAGGAGGATATGTTAACGACCCAGACGATGCTGGGGGAGAAACATATCTTGGTATTTCAAGAAAAGCTAATCCTAATTGGAAAGGTTGGACTGTTATTGATTTTGTTAAAACTCAATATGGTACTAAAAATCTTACAGCTAGATTAAAGAAAAATTCTAATCTTGATAATTTAGTTAAATCTTTATATAAAACTAATTATTGGGACGTGCTTGAATTAGATGATATACCTAATCAAAATATTGCTCATCAATTGTTTGATACTTGTGTCAATATGGGCAAAGCGAAAGCTATTGGCATTGCACAGCACGTTATTGGTATGACTGTTACAAATAAATGGAGTGATGAACTTAAATATAATCTTATGAATTATGAATAAAAGCGATATTGCGTTAATGATTATTCTAATTTCTTTGCTTTGTTGTGTAATAACATTTTGTGTTTTATCTTGCGAAAGAAACAAAGAAACAGTTGATAATATTAAATTAGAGACTATAGAATCTGTAAAAGATAGCTTAGCTAAAGCTATTGCTATAAAAGATTCTAATATAGTTAAATTTACAATACAATACAATGAAGAAAAACAAAAAACTGTTGAGCTTAGTGATAGTGCTGCTATTGAACTATTTAGGCAGCTTTGCAATGAGTAATCCCTCTACGGGCAGTTTCCGAGGCGAAGCCGAGGATTCAACTGTAGTTATTCCTATATCTTATATACGTAGTGCTAATTTGAAACTTATTGAAAGAAAATATTTACTTAAAACAAGTAGTCAAAAAGATTCTATTATTAATCTTCAAAAACTATATATTTCTACACAAAATGATATTAATGATAGTATTCAGAAGAAATTGAAGAAATCATATAAACGAGAAAAATATTATTTATATGGTGGAGGAATATTGCTAATAGGTTTAACTATTTTATCAATATTGAAATAATGGAAAGTTATCCTTTTTTAGATTATTGTAATGAGGATAAATCTAAATATACTCATGCTAAAGATGTAGGATATGTTGATGATGATGATTTGTTTCTTATTGGCGATAGTGGTGGATTTCTTATGAATATAAGGCCAGGCTGGAGATTTGTTAATACTGAACAATTTTATGAAGTTGCTACTTATTATAATAATCATCATGGTCAATATACTCCATATCGAGCAGATTCTATTCCTCATAGAAAATTTAGAAGACGTGAACAATATAGACGTAAACATGGTTTTTCTGCTCCTTGTTGGCAAGATCCAAATGGTAAAATACATGAGGTAAGAATTACTGGAAGTCATTATAATTTTTTAAATTATATTAGAATTGAACAGCTTGATGAACGTACTATTAAACATGGTAATGTTTCTACAGCTAAAAAATATTATGATTTTCCTAAATTCTTTGATAGTCAATTTTGGATGTTTCATGTTATGGAATTTGCAGAAAATAATGGTTTTCATTTAATAATAGATAAAACACGTCGTGGTGGTTTTTCATATATGATGGCAGCTGATAGTGCAAACGCTGTTAATTGTGAATCAAGAAAAGTAGTTATTCATGTAGCTGCTGATAAAAAATATCTTACTCAAACAGGAGGACTTACAGATTTTGCTGTAAATGATTTAAAATTTTATGAAGAAAATAGTCCTTTTATTCGTGGTATATATAGTTCTGTAAAATCTGATTTTCGATTAGGCTATAAATTACCTAATGGTATTGAAGCAGATAAATCTTGGAGGTCTGCGTTAATTAGTGTTAGTGCTGCTAATAATCCAGATTGTGCTATTGGTAAAGATGCTGTTAAGGTTAAAGTAGAAGAGGTTTCTACTATGGAAAATTTTGATGAGTTTATGAATGTTACAGAACCTGCAATGCGTACTGGTGCTTATACTACTGGTATGCTTTGTGCTTGGGGTACTGCGACTTCGGGTAATATGCAAATGTTTGAACAAAATTTTTATGATGTTGGTAGTTTTCATTTTATGCCTTTTGAAAATGTTTGGGATAAAGATTGTCGAAATGAAACTTGTGGATTCTTTAAACCTTATTGTTGGGGATTGCAAGGAGAAATTAAAGGTGTTAAAGGAGTAGATAAAGACGGTAATAGTAATATATCTGTAGGTCTTGAAATAGCTCGTCATGAAAGACTTCTTAAAAAAGAATCTGTAAAAAAATATTCTGATTATATTAATTATCTTGGTCAATATGCTTTATTCCCCGGAGAATCATTTAGTAGTGCTTCTGAAAATATATTTAGTTCTGAAGAATTAACTGCATGGGAAGATAGACTTAGAGTCGATAGTGATTTGCATTTTTATGTTGACGGTATGCTTGAAATTGATAATAAAAACAATGTTATTTTTAAAAGTAATGAACGTTTACATAAAGAAGGTAAAACTACTTATGATTATATTGTAGGTGTTCCTCGTAGAGGCCATGAACATCCTCATGGTTGCATTCGTAGATGGTTTGCTCCAGAATATGAAGAATATCAACTTAGTGACGGTAAAATGGGTAAACGAATACCTAAAGGTTTATATAGTATTAATTATGACCCTGTTGGTGTAGATAAAGATAAAGATGAAATTACTTTAAAGCATTCTCATAATAGTATTATGGTTTGGATGAATCCTCATTATCTTAATGGGTATAAACAAAAAATGGTTTGTTGCTATTATGGTCGTCCCGAAACATTGGAAGAAGCTGATAGAATTTGTTATATGCTTGCGAGGTATTATAACTGTATTGGTACGACTAATGTTGAAGTAAACCGTGGTGAAACTGTTTCTAATTTTAGAAAATGGAGTGCTTTACAGTTTTTATCTTGTGAACCATTGTTTGTTTTTGATGCTACTTTTAAAGGTAAAATTAATTCTACTTATGGCTATAATATTTCTGGTGAACAACATAAACTTGATTGTATTAGACTTCTGAAAGAATTTCTTTATGAAGAAATTGGTAAAGATGAACAAGGTAACACGTTGAGGAATTTTCATAGGATATATGACTATCAAACTATTTTGGAATTAAAAAAGTGGAGTGTAAAAGGTAACTTCGATAGGGTATCTTCAGCTATTTTGAGAGGCATAGAGTGGAAAAGTTTTAACATCTTAGCAGGTGATAAGCTCAATACTCATCAAGCTCTGACGGCTGAAAATTTAGACGAAAACGATATATTAGAACGAAATTGGTTTTAAATATGCTTGCAACACATAATACGATGACTTATCTTGAACCTCGTTTCAAAGTATTTAATATTTGTAAATGGCTTTGGAAATGTCAAGATGATAGTGCAGCTTTAACAAAAGCTGATTATGTAGATTTAAGAATAAGAAAAACTAAAGGTAAATATGTATTTTGTCATGGTTTAGTTGATTTAGATTATGAATTTAATAGTATTGTTACTTTATTAAATTGGATAAATAGAAATACTACATTATGCAGAGTTATAATAGAACGTGGCAAAATAAGTGATGAAGATATTCGTATTCTTAATATTTCAAATAAAGTACATCTTATTGTTATTAAAAAAGGTTGGAAAATTGTTTGTAAAAATTATATTCTTAATATTGTTCCTAAAAATTATGAATATTGGGAAAAAGAAATAAGTTTTAAAGAGAATGTAAAAAAGATAAAAGAAAGAGGTATTTATACTATTAAAAGCTATGCTAGAAAATATAATAAGAGCGTAGATATTAATAGTAAAGATACTTATTATATGATTGATTATTATAATCCTAAAGATTACAACAATGCGTAGTTATTTTCAAATGTATGATTTTCCTAAGCAGCGTGTTCCAGATTCTGAAAAGAAAAAAGAAGAATGGTATGCTGCTTGTTGCGATTGGGTTATTGCACAAGGTGAAGCTGCAAGAGATACAAATGATTTAGAGATTAAATATAATATTCTTCAAGGTAGAATACCAGATGAATTTTATAAAAAGACTTTAAATCCTTATAATGCTACTAATGAAAAATATACTCGTTTTCCTGCTACATTGAGAAACTATGATTTGATGAAAGGTATTATTCGTAGATATGTAGGTGAATATATTCGTAATCCTCATACTTTTATTGTAGGTGCAAATAATCCTGAAGTTGTTCTTGCAAGAGATGCAAAAGTTAATGCTGAACTTCAAAAAATGGCTCAAGAACAACTTGTTCTTAAAATTCAACAAATATATGCAGAATATTTGCAACAAGGTGGAGATCCTAAACAATTTAATCCACAACAACAAATAGATGCAGAAGCATTTATTAAAGATTTTACTAAAAATTATGTAGATGATATTTCTGCACAAGGTCAAGAAATACTTAATGTTATTAAAGATATAACTGAAGATACTTTATTATATTCTCGTTGTTATTTTGATTTTGTATCGTTTGGCGAATGTTATACTTATACTGATGTTGTCGGTAAACAGCTTGTAAAACGTGTTGTTTCTCCAAGAGATGCTTATCCTATAAATACGGATAATATGTTTAGAGAAGATGATGATATGTTTTGTGAGCGAAGAAAATTAACTTATCAACAAATAATGGATGAGTTTGATGATTATCTTGATGATAATCAAAGAGCTTTTCTTGAGACATATTATGCAAGACGTTCTGCTAATGCTCCTATGGAATTAGCTTTTAGTACTTACGAAAGATATTTTCCTAATGTTTGTAAAAAGTTTAATAAAGAAGATAGAGAATTATTTAGAAAAGATCCTAATATGATGAGGGATGTTAATCCTGATTTATATGATGTTTGGCACGTTGTTTGGCGTGGAGAAGGTAGAAGAGCTATTGTTACATTTGTTAATGAAGCTGGTCTTATGGATACTCGTGTTGAACCAGACGGATATAAACTTAATCCTGAAGTTGGAGATGTTAACATAGAATATATATATGAACCTCAAGTATACGAATGTGTTAGAATAGGTACAAGAACTACAGCTATATATCCTTATGGAGCAAGAGCAATTGCTTTTAATAGAAGAGGTAAACTTCCTTATAATGGAATTAATGAACTTCTTCCGGGATTTGGTAAATTTAGTATTGTAAATATTGTAACACCATTTCAAGTATTTTATAATATTGTTGCTTTTCATAGAGAAATGACCATTGCTAAAGCTAAACTTAATGTACTTATGATTGCTAAATCTCTTCTTGGTAAAAAACCAGAAGATACTATATATAAAATGATTGCTGATGGAGTTTTATATGTTGATGATGAAAATGATCAAGGAATGCTTCGTGCTCAACAAGTAAGAGTTCTTCAATCTAATATGAGTGAGTATATTACTCAACTTACTGCATTAATGCAAGATATTAAAGAATCTGCTAATGAGCAAGTTGATATGACACCACAACGTTTTGGAGAAATTGCTAATACTGCCGGTAAAGGGGTTACAGAAGAAGCTGTGATTAGAGGTAGTATGGGTAGTGTTATTGTTGAATATATGTTAGATTGTATGCGAGAAAGAGATTATGCTAGAGATATGGACTATAGTAAACTTGCTTGGATTGATGGTCTTGATACTTCATATAGGGATGTTGAGGGGAATATTAAATATCTTAGTCTTGATATAAATGCTCATATATATGCTGATTATTTAATTAAAGCTAAAAATAGTCTTGCTGAGCAAGAAAAACTTCAGCAACTTAAACAATATGCATTCAGTGCTGCACAAAATGGAGATAATCAAATGGCTATTGCTGCAATAAAAGGTGATAATGTTGCTGCAATTTCTAAATTGATTGACCAATTTCAACAACAAAAAGATGCTCATGAAGAGCAACTTAAACAAATGGAACAGCAGACTGAACAAATGAAAGAAGAGTTTGAACTTAAAAAGATTCAAGCTAAAGGTGAAGAAGATAGAAAAACTAAAGAACTTGAAGGTTATATTGATCAACAAATTGAACTTATACGTGCTGATGCTAACATGATTAGTTATAATGCTGAAGTTGGTGATGATAATCAACAAGCTGGTATTGATAGATTGAATGCTGCTAGAGTTAGAGTTGATAGAGAAAAGTTAGCCGTTGAACGACAAAAGAATATGCTTGATGCTTATGGCAAAGAAAGAGATAGACAAGTGAAAATGTATGATATTGATACTAAATTGAAAATAGCAAAAGAAAATAGAATGAAAGCAAATGCAGCTAAAAAACAAAGCTCTTCTAAGAAATAGCAGTAATTTATATTAGTTGTGTTTACAATATTATGCAATATCTTGATAATTATTTTATTAAGATATTGCATATTTTTGTAGCACTGTTAAACTATTAATTAAAAAAGTATGCCAACATTAGATTTTGGATATGGCGGTAATGTAAGTAGCGAAAATGCTACTACTGCTGAAAATGTAAATCAAGAATCAAGTACTGATTTAAGTACCGGTAAAGTTTCGCAAGATGATGAAAGCGTATCTCTCAATGAAGTTAATACTTCTACAGATACTACAACTACTACATCTAAAGAAACTACAACTGAAGAAAAAGAAAATGATGAAAATGATAATGTTATCAATGATGTTTTATTAGAAAGTGGGACTACTATTGAAGTAGGAGACCAAACTTATACTGTTGACGAAAATGGAAATCTTCTTGATGCTAACGGAAATATTTTTGTAGAAGCTAAAGATGTTAACGATTGGATGAAAAATTACAATGCTGTTGATGTAAATTCTGAAATAAATTTAAATTCTATACGTGCTGCTTTAGATGTTGATATAACTGATGAAAATGGGCAATCTATAGAATATGATGATAGTATTGAAGGCATTACATCTTATATAAATGATGTAATAGCTTCTGCAAAAGAAGATGATTATAATACTGCATATAATACTTTATTTACAAAATATCCTTTTGTTAAAGATATTATTGATTATTATATTGCTAATGGAAATTCTTTAAATGGTTGGGGACAACAACCGGATAGAAGTAATATTGTTGTTGATGATAATAATCAAGCACAACAAGAAGCTATCATTCGTGCTGCATGGCAAGAACAAAATCGTAAAGGAGATGTTGACGGATATATTAATTATTTAAAATCTGCTGGAACTCTTGCGGCTACTGCAAAAGAAGAATTGCAAGGTTTGCAAGAAATAGATAAACAAAATCGTGAAAATATTGAACGTCAAGCTGCACAACGTGTTCAAGAACAGCAACAAATGCTTGAAAATTATTGGACTAATGTTTATAATGTTATTCAATCTAAAGATATTGCTGGTTATCAAATTCCAGATAATATAATTGTTGAGAGAAATGGTAAAAAGTTTGCAGCTACTCCAGATGATTTCTTTAATTATCTTTATAGAGTTGATGAAAAAGGCGTTTCTGCTTATCAATATGATTTAGCTAATGAAGATGCGCAGCAAAGAACAAATGATGAAATTCTTCGTGCATATTTAAAATTTACTGGAGGTAGTTATTCTAATTTGGTTGATATGGCTATTAATAAACAACAAGTTGAAAAACTTAAATTAGTGGCTAAACAAAGAAGTAATCAAACTATTAGAATTAATAGACCTACTAAAACTAATAAATCAGCCGATATAGATTTAGGCTATAATTAATTAAACATTAGAAGTTATGTATAAAATGCGTGTTCTTTCGCAAGGTAAATTTGAAGATAGAGGATATTCTAATGAAGAAAGCATTGCTTATCTTCAACTTCAAAAACCTGTGGAGATTAACTCTTTCCTTACCTATAATTATGGTATGGATGATGATAGATTCCCTCTTAGTTTTATGACAGAGGGTCAAGGTTCGAGTGGTACTGTTGATATTGCTACAGTTCAGTGGTATTGGCATACTATGGGTCGTATGAAATTTACAGATTTCGTTACTCATTTTAATGAAACCAATACTAAGCCAGGTCAAGGTGGTGTTGAAGTTGAAGTTCATTTCAGTACTCATTGGTTTATTGAACAATATGGTCTTATCGCTCCCGATGGTCAAACTCAAGTTCGTATTCAGAAAGATTTAGGTGAGTCTCCTTATGGATATGCTTATCTTATTAAGTTGACTTCTCCTAATCCTGAGGCTTATATAGATCCTGAACTTCTTGAAGTTGGCAAGTATTGGAGCATGGCTGCACCTACTGTTTCTGAATCATATTCTAAAGGAAATCGTAGTAATACTATGGGTCCTGGCAAGATGACAAGTCAGCTTGAGTTTAAGAGATATTCTAAAGAGATAGCTGGTAATCTTGCTAATGTAATTACTGAATATGAATTTAAAAATAATGGTGGTGGTTCTTCTAAACTTTGGATTAATGAAGAGATGCGTCAATTTAATTTGACGATGCGTGTTATGAATGAGGAACGCCTTTGGATGGCTGAATATAATCGTAACGAAAATGGTGAAGTTAATCTTAAAGATCGTGATAATGGTAAACCCATTCCTCATACGTCTGGTATGTTAGAGATTTGCCGTGAATCTAATTATGATACTTATGGTGAATTTTTAACATTAAATAAGATTAAGAGAACTGTTTGTGATGTTCTTGATCGTGACACTGATACTGGGACTATGGATGTAGTTCTTATGGGAGGTAAAGGTTTTATGGAAGATTTTGATGAAGCTATGAAAGTTGATGCTAAGGAGAATGGTTTCCTTACTCCTCTCGGCGATAAGGAAATACAGGGCACTGGTAGCAACCTTGAGTATGGCGCATACTTCCGTAAATATAAGACTGTAGATGGTCATACTATTACTTGCAAGCATTGTTCTTTCTTTGATAAAGGTACTATTGCTGAGGCTGCTAAACAAAATGGTTTGATACATCCTCGTACAGGTCTTCCTATTACTTCGCATCAAGCTGCATTTATTGATTTTTCTTCTTATGACGGGCATCGTAACGTTCGTATGGTACGTCAAAAGGGTCAGATTTATAAGGCTAAAGTTATTGAAGGTATGACAGATATTCCTGCTTGCTGGGGACTTCCTAATACTAACCATGCTGCAACTGAAATAGATATGGCTCGTTATGAAGTTAAATCTTCTATTGGTTTGCAAGTTGATAACTCTAACAAGATGTTCTTGTTAAAGTGCGTTCTTTAAATTAAAAGATAGAATAAAATGGAAATGAATAATTCTGCTCAAGGCAATCCATTTGGTATTAAAAAAGCCAATGCCGAAAAAGAACAACAGAATGTTGCTACTGAAACTACTGTAGCAGATAATAAATCTGAAAAAGTTGTTGAAGATAATCTTGATGAAGAATATACAGATCATCGTACAGTGACGATTTCACTTGTGAAAAATTATTCGCTTTATAGGAAAGCTAATGATAAAGTGCTACCTAAGCGAAAAGATTATATAGGTTCTAGTGTTTCTGCTTCAAGAACATTATCTGCAAATAAAGAAGAAATAGAAGCATATTTTCCTAACATTATAGGACTTGCTCCAAACAATGAGAATTTTATTACTCGTGTTAAACAGTATTTGAATAATATTCGTATTCCTGTTGATGAACTCGGCAAAACTTTTGATATTAGTTTTTATTATCGTCATAAAAAAGATTATCTAAGAATTAAAGACGAAGAAGAAAATATTGAGCTTACTTATGCAAACGCTAACAAAAAGACTTTAAAGAAACTCAAAGAAGCTCTTAATAAAAAGATTACTAATTTGAATATTCTTGAAAGTACTAAACATCGTTATGGCTATCCTATTAACGTCGATGATTATCTTATGTATCGGCATTGTCTTTTGTATAGGGATGTAGCTAAAGATATAGCATTGATTAATGCAGAAGCTAATATTCGTTTTTATTTCAAAGATGACCGTAAAGAAGCTGAACGTCTTAGGAAATTTAGAGTTGAAGTTAATAAAGCAAAAGCTAATTATGTAAGCTGTCTTGCTGATATTTCAATGTTTGATGCTGTTTATACACAATATCTTGTTGCAGCTAATCGTCCTGTTCTATCTTCACTTGCAGAAAATAGAATTGATAAAGAAATAAAACTTGATAAATTTAGTACTGAAGAGCCTGTTAAATTTAACAAGATATTCAATAATAAAGATGTTAAGTTGATGAGTACTATAGAAACTCTTATCGCTCGTGGTGAATTGATTCGTTCACAATACAATCAGAATATTACTACGCCAGAGGGAGATTTTGTAGGCTCTAATATGAATGAAGCTGTTGCTTGGTTTAAAAATGTAGAAAATCGTTCTGTTGTTGAAGCTCTTAATAATAAGTTAAAGAATATTTGATATGGATATACAAGAAATGCATTCAACTTTTCGAGTATTAGGTCAACAAATGGGTATTCAACTTGTTCGTGGCATACTTGATGAAAGCATAGATGTTTATCTGAATGCTGCTATTACAGAAAAAGTTCATAATGATTTGTTAACTGGTGTTCATACTGTATTGCAAGAGCAGACTGATACACAACCTAGTACAATGAGTCCTAGTAATCTATTTAGGACTTTATTTAGGACTGTAAAATTAGATTTTAATATTTTACCTACTGTTGATGAAGAAAATAATAGTATTATTTCTAACGGATATTACAAATTAGATTTGTGGGGTAAAGGGATTCATCCTATGCTTTATTTAGGGTTTTCACTTAAATATAAAAATGAAACTCCAGATAAAAGACATGGTTGCAGACTTTTAGGTGCTGATGTTCTTGAAACTACAATGCGTGATTTTTGTAATGCTGCTACTTGGGACAATCCTATAGTTGTTTTACTTAGTGAAGTAGAAGCAGGTACAAATGACGATGATTGTATTCCTTTAGATAAAATACATGAATATGTTGAAGTTTATACTAATAATGTAACAAAATATCCGGAAAGTTTATATGTAAAATATATTAAAACTCCTAATAAAGTTAAATATGATGCTACAAATTCTGATAATTGTGTAGATTGTGATTTGCCTGCTTATTGTCATTTTGAAATTGTAGAAAGAGCTGTTATTAAATTTTATCAAAGTATAAACGGTTATACAACTTCTTCTTCAAATAATAGAAGAAGAGATGATGACTAATAAATGCAAATAATATGAGACAATTTATATTAGCTAAAAGTGTTGCTACTTCAGTGCCTGCTACGCTTGACGAAGTAACCGACGGAGCTATAGGTTTATTCTATAATGAAGACGGTGTTCTTACAGCTGACAGCGATGGTACTAAGACAACTAAAGAAGCTATGCTTGTTCTTGGTCGTCCTAAAGAAAAAGGAGGCCCTGTAGTTTTTCCTGTATTTAAGAATAATTTTTCTTATGTTAAAGGTGAGTATGAAGCTCCTACTGTAGATTATTTTACAGCTACATTAACAATACCTGCTCCCACAAGAATTGGAGATTATTCTTTAATTGTTGTAAAAAAGGGTTTGAAGTTTAATGAGCGTAATAAGTGGACTGCTGTTATTCATGTACATGATGTTACAATGACAGCTGACACTCTTGCTACTAAATTAGCTAAAGCTATTAATAATAATGTTGGCTCTGAAGTAGAAGCTACTGCTTCTGGGGCTGAATTAACTATTACAGGTAAACGTAAAAAAGTTGATTATGAAATAGTTGGAGCTGATTTGCTTTTTGATTATAGCACTGTTGGTTTTAAGCAGTCTGATTATGCTGGTCAATTTACTGCTTGTGAACACGTACTTCCTGTAGTTTATGGTGATGTTGAGTATGTAAAAGATCTTGCTGAGAAAGCCGCTGCCGATGCAGGATTTGAATATACTTACAGAGATGCTTATTATTACTTGTATCCTAATTATCCGCTTAATCCTCTTGCACAAGATGATGCAGAAGACGAAGGTTATGTTATCTTTACTCTTCGTTTTGCAGAACCTCGTGATGTTAAAACGAGAGATGAAGTAGTTAATCAGATTGTACAAGTCGCATTCCCAAAATCTGCTGATTGTAGTACTTTTGAAACTATTTGTAAAGGTCTTGCTGGTGTAACTGCTACTGCTTAATAATTAATTGTGTGATACGTCATTGAAAAAAGCAATAAAGGTCATAAGTGTTGATTATAATATATAATTAATACTTGTGACCTTTACTTTATTATGAATAGTATAATCGAAGCATTACAACAAGGAATAACCCCTGCTTTGGTAGTGGCTATTTATTTAATTGTAGTAAAAATAATTGATAATAAAAAAGAAGCTACACAAACTAAATTAAATTCTGAATTAATAAAATCTATAAATAATATTAGTCAATTTATTGCAGATATGACTAAAAATATTATAGATAAAGATAAAGATAAATGTAAAGTTGCTATAGAAGATGCTATGTATTCGAGTGGTATGAGATTATTGACTTTTGCTTCTACTACTATAGTAAATAATCATATTGATTTAAATAAAGATATAGTTTTAGCTAATATACATAGTATTGTAAATTCTGAATATTATAATATTTATCAATCATTGTCTTTATATAAAATAAATGATAAACGTCCATCTGATATGATGAAAAAAGATTGGATTGATGAAATAGAAAATATTATTGTTAAAGTTATGTATAATGATAAGTTAAATAAAGAAGATAAAATTATTTCTGTTAATAATAGAGTTAATTTAAAGTTTCAAAATTATGTAAGTTATATAATAAATAATATTATGTGATATGGATATAGAGACTATTAATTATTATAAGAATACTCTTATAGATTTAGGATATTCTTATATTAAGAAATTGCAAAAAGGTATTGTTTCTGATAATTGCCAATTTGTTACTTTACCTATTCTTATTAGATGTCTTGAAGATTTTGATGTTCTTGATGAAGACCAACAAACTAATATATTAGATTATTTAAATTATTAATATTATGGAAAATACGAACGATTTTATATATCTTACAATACCTGAAGAATATATTTGTACTTATCATAAGTTACTAAATTATATGGCCGATTTTGGTAAAACTGTTATTGATGATTGTAATGCAAGTTGTAAAGGTAGTGGTAAAAATATTCTAACTTGTTGGAATCTATTTCAATCTGCATTAGCCGCCTATGAACTTGGCAGAACTAAAGAAGCAGATTTTTTTATTAATTATATTGAAAAACAACTTAAATTAATATATAAAAATGCTGGAGAAAATGTTAATGTTAATGTATTTCCTACTAAAATTGATGAGAATGGCCATGTAAAACTTATGATTGGTTGTGGAACAGTTGGAATGAGTAGTAAAGAAATCTTCATAGTGAATCCCTCTACGGGGAGGCTAATGCAAGACGTAGCGTCAAGTCCGACAAATAAAGTTTATACTATTGAAAATAATAATTTAATTTGTACTAAAACTGAATGAGCGCACAATATAAAGATTTAGGAAAAGTTTGTCTTACTTCTGAAGGTAATTGGAGTAATACACAAACTTATGAAATATTAAGTTTAGTTTATGATGCAACAAATAATGCATCATACATTTCTAAACAAGATGTTCCTGCTGGAATTAGTTTGTCTAATACTGATTATTGGCAACTGATAATAAAAGGACAAACTGATGTTAAGATAGTTGTTGATTCTATTTTAAATACTCAAAGTTCTAATCCTGTAGAAAATAAAGTTATTGCTAAAAAACTTTCAGAAATAGAAAGCAAGATTGCTGGTATTGAACCTTGTGAATGTGTTGTAGATAGTGCTTTAAGTTCTACTTCAAAGAATCCTTTGGAGAACAAAGCAATTTATAGTTTGTTGCAAAGTATTTACAGCAGACTTGAAAAACTTGAGCAAGGTACTACAGAGGATGATAACAAGGTTGCTACTTATACAGTTACAGCAAACAAGACTGAATGTGAGAATGGTGAGACTGTTACTTTGAATTGGGTGCTTTATAATGCAAATGGTGATGTGATTACAGCTCCTGTAAGTTTTGATTTGAAGTATAGTGTTGGCAATGGTACTGCTGTTGCACAGAGCTTTACTGATTCTGAAGTACGTACTACTACATTTGCTCCAGAAAATGATGGAGACAGTGCTAATGAATGGACTTTCTTCATTCATCCTGCTGCAGGTGGTGTAAATGGAACAAGTGCTAAAGTTACTGTGCATTCTTTAAGTATCAAATGTGAGCCAGTTACTTATACAGACATTGCTGCTGGGGAGTATCTTACATTGAAATATTATATTTACAGAGATGGTGTAAGTATTAATACTACTACAACTCCTAACATAGAGGCATTTAAATCAGTTATCCAATATAAAGATGCAAATGCTACTGCTTGGACTTCTGGTACTTTGGCAGGTGCTGACGGAGCTATAAACACTATACAATATTTCACTACTGACAAGACATTCAGACTTGCTACTATTTACACTGGTAAATCAAAGATAGTTTATTCTTCAGAATATAAGGCTACTTGGGCAAAAGAAGTAGAGCCTACTACAGCAACTATATACTATGGCAGAAGTCAAGCAGACCCTACTGCTGACAATTATACTTCTTTCAATGCCAAAGAAATGGAGCTTTCAGCAATGAATGATACTTACGATTTTGCTGATGCTGGTACTATTACTGAAGATTATTGCTTCTTCTATCTGATTGTTCCCAAGACAATGTACATTAGTTCTGATGTTCAAGTTGTTCTTAACAGCCCTCTTGAGGATATGTGGGAGACTGCTACTGAAATTGAGGGAACTGATTACAAGTTCTATAGAAGTTTGCAACGCCAAAATAGTGGAAGTGACATTAAAGTAAACTATAACAATAGTAGTGATAATGCTACCTATGTAAGAGACAGAGAGTTTACTGTTACAGCTACAGGTACTACCAGTGGTAGCAACAATACTTTGGAATGGACTATTCAAAGCGAGGAAGCTGTTGTTCTGACAAGCGGCAATCCTTTGAATGATTTGATTACTCAAAGAGTGGGAGTTGGCGAGGATAGTTCTGAATATACTATTATTCCTGCAAGCTATAGAAGTATGAATGTGAATGTTTCTGCTACAAACAATGTAGCTCATGTACAGATTATGTACAGAAACAATACATTCACAGCCAAATATGTTTTCAATAATTTAGCTACACTTGCAAACACTCTTGAATTTACTAATTTAACTACTGAAGACAATGAGTAAAAAATTAAAATGGTCGTACCAGCTGAACAAGTCAGCCTATAATGGAGAGGTAACACAAACTCTTAGTGGAGTTGATGTTGACGGAAATACTGTTGAAATGCCTACTTTGACAAATACTGACAGAGAGGTTGATCTTAATCTTGCAAAAGATACTATGGTTACATTGAAAGCCTCTGCCAAAGGAAGTGCTGAAATAGACAAGACTATTCAAGTTTTTGTTCCTAAAGATGATAGTGATTACAGTTATGCTCCTGATAATAGAGCAGGTGTTAAAATGGAAATAGAATGCGAGGGTGATTTTGAAAACATTCCTCAAAATACTGTGATCAATTTGTTGCCCAAAATAAAGATGTTTTTCAATTGGGCTGATGTTTCTTATAAGACTGAAGGTGCAAGAGCCTTTGTTACTAATACTAATTCCTATTTCTGTACTTATCAGTGCTATTATAAAATTGCAAGTGAAACAGACAGTGG